TATAAAGATCTATAGTGTCTTTTGTTTTTTGTAAATCTTCTAACCAATTACCTTTATGTCGGCATCTGATAACTCGTTTTAATATGTCAAACTCATATGAATTCAATTCAAAATCATCTGCTACTTTGTAAATTGTACTAGATCCTTTGTAATGTTTTTGCGTATTGATAATTTTAAGGTCTTTACCTAAATTTGCAAAAGTTTCTGTTACTCGTTCATCCGAACTCATTTTTTTACTCCCTTTATCATTGTTTTTATTTCTGCATCTGTATATCCGTATAATGATATAATATTGGTAACTTGCTCTACATTTAACAAATCTAAATATTCCATAGCTTCTGATTTTGATATTGTAAAGTGTTCGACTATTTGGTCTACCAATTTAGGATTATATGCATCCTCCTTTGAAGATTTTATGTATTTTGCAAAACCTTTACTTTGGGGCAAAAGCTCGTGATATATGCGATATGTTTCTTTTGGTGTTAATGTACCTATTGTATATTTTTGTAGCATATTAACTAGGTCTATTAGTTCCATTCGCATAGATAACCAACGATTCACTATAAATGGTGCAAATTTCTTTTGATCTGACTCAGTCCATTCCGACCATTGTTTCTTTTTATGTGTTATACCATCAATGAAATCAAAAATAGTTGCACTTTTAATAGTAGCCGTTTCTTTTACCTTTTTTGCCATTATAATTTATATTTACGTTTATACTGCTCTTCAAATTCGGAACCTATCCCGATATCTAGATAAACTGCATTATCAGGAATACCGGGTAGTTTCTTTTCTAATATATCATCAATATTTTTGTTTCGAAATGTCTTCATTTTAGTTTTTGCGTTGCTTCGGTTAGAAGTTTTAAAAACTATAGTAACATTTGATTTATGATATTGAACTGACATTATTTTTTTATTTTAATAGGTTGGAATTCTTCTGGTATTGCACCACAATCATCACAACGGAATACTGGAATTGGTGCTATTGTATCTTTATCACTACCTGTTAGTAGTTTAGATATTTTATTAATAGCCATTACTTGACGAAAATACATACCGCTGCATTCTGTGCATGTAATTGGTTTCATATCATCCGGGCCAACATTTATTTTTAAATTACTCATAATTCTCCCATTAATTTAACAAACATAGCCATTATGTTGATTTCTTTATCTACAACTGATGCATCTTGATATTGTGCTTCTGCTATAATCAATATAACCGAAGCAATGGATCCTGTTGCATAATCATCCATAGAATCATATAAAAATCTGTATAATGGTGTAAAATCTTTAACTTTGCTATCTGCAATAATTTGTCTTATTTTTGCAAATGATGCTTTTTTATCTGAACATTTCTTTAATACTTCTAGTATTTCAGTCATGTAGTTTGCTTGTATTGCACTAGCTTTGTCTAATTGCAATTTACCATCTCGTACACTACCTTGTGCTGCATTTAATGCTCTTCGTATATCCGGATATGATGCATTAATTATAGATGCCACATCTTTAATATCATATTCAATTCCTTCGGACTCCAGTACCGTAACTAATCGCTTTGCTACTTCAGTTTTACTTGGAGGTGTAATCGCAAATACTTGACATCTAGATTGAATTGGATCAATAACTTTTTCTACATAATTACACGTTAAAATAAAACGAGTTGTTTTACTATAGGTTTCCATTAGATTACGTAGAGCTGCCATTGCATTTGGTGTCATGAAATCAAACTCATCTAATATTACAATTTTCCATTTATTAAATCCAACTGAACTTGCAAACCTAGATATCTGATCTCTTACTGTATCAACGCTGTTTGTATCTGATGCATTAATATACATAATTTGACTATCCAATGCATTTGCTAAAATTTTAGCTAATGTTGTTTTACCAGTACCAGCTGTACCATATAACAATAAATGCGGAAGTTCATTATTGGCTATCCAAATCTTTGCTTTTTCAATTAAAGATTCATTGCCAATATATCCATCTAATGTACTAGGTCGAAATGCTTCAACCCATAAATCGTGTTTTGTAGTTGTTTCCATTATTTTTTATTTACCTGTTGATCCAAATCCTCCTTCTCCTCTTTCAGAATCCGATAGTTCATCTACTTCAATTAATTCAACTTTAGGATATGGCATAATTATCAATTGACCGATACGATCTCCGACTGCATATATATTAGCATCAACGACACCATTAATTGGTCTGAATTTAAACATAATTTCGCCCCTATATCCAGAATCAATAACTCCAACATGATTAGTTAAATATAAATCAGTTTTGCTATTTGATGATCTAGGATATAATAATCCTACATATCCTTCTGGTATTTCAATTGCTAAACCAGTACCGTATACGATATTATCATGCGAATCGCCCATTATAGACGTTGCAGTTAAATCTAATCCAGCATCTCCCGGCTTTGAATAAACCGGGATAATTGCGTCTGGATGTAATTTTTTTATTTTTACTTCCATAATATTATTAATTTTGTAATTGTACTAACCAATATGAAGATTCAAAATCAGAACCTGTAAAATCAATTCTTGCTAACCCATCTGGCGAAATATGTAATGTTCCCATATCTCCTTTGTTTGCAGTTAAAACTTCTTTCAATTTTTCTGCAGAGAAACAGATCGGATCCATATCTTTATTTGGCGTATTACCGATCTCAAACGAAATATTATCTGCATTAATTGTGGTATAGTTAATTACAAATATAATTTTACCAGCTCTGACCTGCACTGCAAAGTTTTTTGCATCTGGTAATGCATTTTTTGCTTTGATAAATTTATTAATAAAATCATCATTAACATTGATGCTAACATGATAGTCTGGTTCTGCGTTGATAGTTGGAACTGCAGGAATAACCGATGTATCTGCTAACATAAAAGTTAACTTAGTAGATCCTTCTGTAATTTTCATTGCATAATTCTTACCTGCAGCTTCTTGTACATTGATATCGATATTTTCTCCTACTGCAGATAACATTTTTGTTAATGCACCTGTGTGATTAATACCCAATGATCCTTTCATGAAAGGAGTAGTATTCCACTGAATCTTACCAACTACTGTTTGATCACCATCGATCAAATCACAATTAATACCGTTACCATTTTCTTTAAGTGTTACTGCTTCACAATTACCACCTAAATAATATCTGTTAATAAAACTAACTAATTTACTTTTTTCCATAATAAAAATTAAAATTTAAAAAATTCATTGAACTTATTTGCATCTGTAGTTGATATACTATCTCCTCCAAATTTCTTGTATGTCTTGATATATGTCTCATATACTCGCATTGCATTATCTGGATCTGCAAACATTTCGTGTAATGATAATATAACATTGAACAATTCCGTCGGTATTGCTGTTTCTAACAACTCAACATGACTTTGAACCATTTTATTAATATCTTTTACAATATTACAATATAGATGTGTATTATGCACAACCATTCTAGGCATACCTTCTTGCGAGTATCTATCTAAACCTGTAGCAGTCTGACCTCCTAGATATTCATATGTAAAGTCTTTACAAGCTGGACAATCTATACTACATGGAACATGTTGAGTTTTATCAATTTCAACAGATCCTTTGTTTTTAGCTAAATGTGTTTTTCTTCTATACTCAGCATTCTTCGGGAAATACAATTCTGTAAATGTCTGTGTCTTGTAATTACCAGAATGCAAATATGTCCCGAATACTGGATATTGACCTGGAGATGAAGAGTCAGTCATTAATTGTATACGACCATCTGTTAATTCATTTAACAGCTTCTGTATAGTTGATAATATAAAGAAGTCGGATATTTTAGATATACCTAATAAATGGACATATTGTATATGTTTCTTTTCGAATTCTCGCTCTTGCAACATCAATGCAATCACAAACATGAAATCTACTAATTTCTTAGGACCACCGATACACCATCCGTTAAAATCAAAATCTTTAAATTTATGATACCATTCAGTATATTCTTCATTGTATGTTCCTTGAATTACATTTAAGAATTTAGTTTTACCGCTTTGGTGTTTTTCAAAGTATTTGAAATTGTCAAAACTAATATCCATTGAATCTTGAAAACGATTCTCAAAAGTAACCCTAGGAGGAATATCTAAATTAGCAGCCACATCAGAGTTAGCTTCTAACCAATGAAAAATCTTTTCTCGAATAGTACCATCCCATTTCAATGCACCTGTTGCAATCTGGAATCCTCCTGAATCTCCAAATACGAATGTTTCATCATCTAATCCTAATTGCTGACGGAAATCCATTTTTTTGTAATGGTGTCCTGCAGTAACTAGAAACTTGTTATGACGCCATTCGATTGGATATTCTTTTGAGAAAAATCGCATCGTAGTGCCATCAGAAAACTTTGCATCTTTCTTAAATGCAGATACCATCGAACCTGCAGATAATGAAGGAATATAAAAGAAATCTTTGTAATGACTCGTGTCTTTTTTGTTACTCATTATCTATTCTTTCTGTTGTTAATAAAAATTCACAATATTCTTTTTCGTGCCAAATATTTAATTCTTCTTTGACATCGTTTATAACTATGTATGCTTCCATTCTGCGNNCCTAAATCTGCAATATCTGGAAATGGATACTTATAGTTTTTATTTTGTAAGTCAAACCATTTTACCGATGATCCTAATACCATATATGCAGAATAAACATCAAATGGAACATATCGTCTATTATCCGGAATAAACTCAGGAAATGATCTAAAATCTGGAAATACTACATCACAACCAAATGTTACTGATTCTAATACCGTCCATGACACATAATCTTG